GACACCGCTATTATTACCGATACGACGACAACGGGAATCCGGAGTTTTTCCCGTCGGTTACAACGATATTGTCCCAAACGTTACCCAAAGCCCCGCACTTGATACAATGGATTGCCAACAAAGGCATTGAGGAAGCGGAACGATACAAAGGCGAACGGGCGGCGTATGGTACGTTTATGCACGCCGCATTTGAGGAATTATTAATTAACCGGGCTTATGATTTGGACGGGTTAAAAGGCAAACTAAAAGAATATATTGAGGTTTACCGATTGCCGGACGATTTTATATATTATGCCGACGATTTGAAAAAGGACGTATTGGCGTTTGCTCAATTCGTATTAGATTACGACGTGCGCCCGTTGGCGGTTGAAATTGCGTTAGTGCATCCATATTACAAGTATGCCGGAATGATTGATTGCCCGTGTACCATGTTGGCAAAGATAGGCGGCGACGAACGTATTAACGCAATCGTCGATTTTAAGAGCGGACGCAAAGGTTTTTACGAGGAAAGCGAGATACAATTAGGAATGTACCGGGATATGTGGAACGTCAATTTTGAGCAATTCCCCGTTACCCGTATTTTCAATTTCAGCCCGAAAGATTGGCGCAAACGTCCGTCGTACAATCTGAAAGAACAAACGGATAGCCCCAATATACGGAAAATCCCGTATCTGTTAGAAATTGCAGCCATTGAGGACGAAAAGAAAGATAATACGTTTACGTCGGTTAATGGTATGGTTTTATTGGATAATGCACCCGATTTGACGCAAAACGTAATATCCTTATCGTTGGCGGAATTGATTAAAACGAAAGCCCCAAAGGAGGCGACCCCGGACGAAAACACGGACGCCGCCGAGAAAGTCAAGGCGGATGCACCGGAACCGGAAAAGGAGCCAAAGAAAACAACCATTGTTAAACGTGCGCCCAAAAAGGCAAAGGAGGCGGAAAAGAAAGCCGCCACGGGCAAAACGACCGCAAAGCGAGGTAATACCACGGAAAAGAAAGTAAAGCCCGCAAACGAGCCTAAAAAGCCCAAAAATGAAAGTAGAAAAAAGATGTTGAACGACGACCCCGAAATTTGATTGAGATATGAAAGGAAGAATAAAACGACCGGAGGCGCAACAATCCCGTTTAATATTGCCCCGTGTCGGTCAAATAAAAATCGGTATGAAAAACGCAAACGGTTATCCGCAAAGCGTTGATTACTTCATACCAACGGGAAAGTATGCCGGGTTATTTACGCAAGCATACGGCGAAAAGCCGCAAACAATACAAATTGTTTTCCCGGACGACGACCCGGCAAAAGTATGTAACGAGCGTTACGAATACCGGGACGACGACGGGCGATTGATTGCGGCGGGCGATGGCGATACGTTCCAAGTATGGGACGGAAAGAAATACGAAACATTGACAACGGAGAAATACCCAAACTTAATGCAGTCGATAACGAAGCGTTACCCGAACAAAAAGAGCCGCCAACCCGATTGCGACGGTTGGGAGGTTACATTAACGCTAAACTTTATTGTTCCGTTGGTTCGTGGGGTTGCCGGGGTTTGGCAATTCGCCACAAAAGGCACGGCGTCCACAATTCCGCAAATTCGGGAAACGTTCGACGGTATGTTAGCGGAACGGGGATTTTGCAAAGGCATTATCTTTGATTTGAATGTACAATTTGCCACGACCCAAAAGCCGGGCGACCGTTCCCGTTTTCCCGTCGTGTCGTTGGTTCCCAATGAGAGTGCAGACAATGTTTTGAAAGTACGTAAGGCGTGGGAACCCGTTAAAGAATTGGAGGGCGTACGAAATGGCAACGAATAACACTATTACCCGGCGTAAGTACGACCGGGATTTTACGATTGTATCGAATGAGTTTTTGAAAGATGCCCGGTTGAGTTGGAAAGCCAAAGGAATAATTGCATACGTGGCAATGTTGCCGGACGATTGGGTTTTGAATATGCGGGATTTGACGAACCGAGCAACCGACGGGCGGGATAGTCTTTATAGTGGGATTAAGGAGTTGGAAACGTGCGGGTATTGTGCAAAAACCATGCAAAGGAACCCGGACGGAACGATTGCGGGTTATGCGTATGAGATTTGCGATAAACCCGTTTTTGTTCAACCATTTACGGAAAATCCGGTTACGGATGCACCGCAAACGGAAAATCCGGATACGGTTAAACCCGATACGGATAAACCGGGTACGGAAAATCCGACACTACTAAATACTAATCAAACAAAGGACGAAAGTAAACCAAGTAATAACGGTAATAATACGCCGCAAAATACTTTTGCGTCTTTGTTCCCCGGCGAACCAAAGGTTGAGGAACCAAAAGAGAAAAAAACGTTGTTCCGTAATTCAGAGGTTTACAAAATGGTTAAATTTGAAAACGGCGTCGGCGTGGATTATTCAGAGTTTGAAAGTAAGTTTGCGACCCCGGAATTTGAAAAGGTCGATTTGGTTTATTACTTTCATTCTGTTAGCGATTGGAGCGACCAAAAGAATATGAAGCGCACTAAAAACGGTTGGTTGGCGACCGTCCGCAATTTCATACGGGGGGACGTCGAAAAGAAAAAATTGCATTTGAAACCCGAATACAAAGCCCCAACGCAAAGATTAAATGTTGCCGGGGCTATTGAGTATTTGAAAGATGATTATTAACATGGAAGCATTACCCGAAAAGACAAACAGATTGCCACAAACGTTGCCCGAAAAACGACAATCCGCCGCCGTTTTGCTTTATAGCGGAACGGCAAAAGCAATTGACGTTCGCCGGGCGATGGTTGAGTTACCGGAGGTTGCCAAAGCATTAACCCCGGTTGAAAAGTATATTTTCGTGGCGTCCACAAAAAAACAGATTGCCGAGATTGACGACGAAACGTTGATTGCCAAAACCGGGCAAATGTTCCGGTTTATCGCAATGGACGTGGGGTTTATCATTCCCACGGAAAACCGGGACGATTGGACGTATATTTGTACCCGGTTGTTAGATTTGCTCAAACGCTATTATTCGCAATTAACATTGTCGGAGGTTAAATTAGCGTTTGAATTGCTGATTACCGGGGAATTGGACGACTATTTACCAAAGGATAGGGACGGGAACGCCGAACGGAAACATTACCAACAATTCAACGCCGATTATTTCGCAAAGGTATTGAACGCATATTGCCGGAAACAAAACCAAGTTATCGGCAAAGCATATACAGCATTACCGGAACCGAAAAAAGAGTTCAGCCCGGAGCAAATCCGGTATTATCGCAATCAATCGGTTATGACTTGTTTAATGTGCTTTTTGCGCTACAAATATACCGGGCGTTTGGAGTTTGGATTAGCGGACGAAATGTTTGTTTATAATTGGTTGTTGGGTGTTCGGTTGGCGGACGAAGTGAAAGAAACCGAGGACGACCGGAAAGAAGCGTATAACCGATTTTTGGCACGTGCCGCCCGTGGGTTCGTAAATGAATTTACGGTTTACCACGTTCGGAAACAAGGAACCCGAAGCCCGGAAATTGATTTTACAGCCTTTGAGGTTGCCCGGCGCAAAGAGATTAAAAGAACATTCGACCAAATGATTAAGGACGAAATTTATATTTACCATTATTTGAGATTTGAAAAATGAAAATAGATTGCATTATTGGAATTGACCCCGGAGCCGCCGGGGGTATCGTGGTTTGGCGACCCAACCACAATGCAACGGCAATAAAGATGCCGAAAGATATAAACGAGATACGGGATTTTCTCAATTACTACAAAGAGATTTGCACGCCGATTGTCTTTTTGGAAAAATTGAGCGTTCGCCCGGACGACGTAACGGTTGGGGATGCCGGGGCAAATATGGGTAAATTGTACCGCATTCAAAAGATGTTGCAAAACTTTGAGCATTTGAAAGCTATTATAACCGTCGCCGAAATACCATTTGTTTTGGTTAATGCTATGAAGTGGCAAAACGACCTTAAATTGCGTATCAAAGTAAAAGGGAAAAAGGAGGAAAAGGCAGACCGCAAACGACGGTTCCGGGATATTGCCGGGAAATTATACCCGGAAATTACCCCGGCGTTGTGGAATGCGGACGCAACGTTAATAATGCACTTTGGACGGTTCATTTTACAAAACAACCCCCGTTGGGTTTTGGAAAATTTGCCCCAACAAATGCACAACCGTTTATTTTAAGCCCGTAGGGACGTTTAATTATTCAAATGGTTGCTTATATGGCAGACGAAACAAAAGCCCCGCAAATCGAAAATCCCGAAAAAATAACGGCAAAAGATTTAGCGGAAATGGTAAAACAGATGCGGCACAACCAACGACGTTGCCAACGGAACCCAACCCCGGAAAAATTGGCAACGTTGGAAAGTTGGGAACGCAAAGTTGATGCGGTCGTTGCTGTATTGACCGATACACAAATGAAATTGTTTTGATATGGACGAAATGGATTATATCTATTTAGGCGACCGATTGACCCGCCCGGAATTGCGACGTATGCCGTGCCGGGCGGTTCGTCGTTCTGATGGTAAATGTATAAGAGGGCGCAACGGCAATATGTTAGTTGAGTTTGACGGCGTGGGTAAATGCGTTATTTTGGGGCGATTATTGCGGAAAATAAAAAAATAGCCGAAAATAAAAGATAAAAGTTTTGGTAATATAAAAACTATACGTATATTTGCGGCATGATAATAACACGACCGGGCGTTTTCCCGGTAACTCTAAAATTAAAAGATATGAGAGCGAAAACAACAATTAGCGATTTCCGGTTTGAATTTGCCGGGTACGGACATTACAAAGTAACCTACACGTCCCCCGTTACCGGGAAACAATGGACGGCAAAAACAAATGATATGCCGTTGATTGATGCGACAAAGAACGCCGACGAACCCAAACGCCGGGATTTAGAAACGCTTAAAAGAGTTTGCAAAAATGGATAAAGACGAATTGGGAGCCGTTCGGCACGCAATGACGGCAAAGGAATTAAACGACTTATATAAGAGTTTGGAAAATTTCATTGCTGATTGTACCCGGTCAGAGGTTGACGCCAACCGGGATGCGCTTAACAAGGTGCAAACCATGATACACCAACGAATGAGATTAACAACAAAATAGTAATAACCGCCGGGGGAAACCCCGGCATAAACAATTAGAGCGATGTATATTAAGAAATTGGAATTGTTGAATTTTCAAGTTATCAAAGAGTTCAACGCAGATTTTGAGGGTAATGTATATTTCATTACCGGGGACAATGAGTTAGGCAAATCAACCCTTTTAAAAGCAATCGGCGCAATGTTGACCGGGAACCGGGACGCCGTGTTGAAAAATGGAGAGGACAAAGGGTTTGCAAAAATGGTTGTAGGTAACGACGGCGAAAATTACGAGGTCGAATTAAAGTTTACCAAAGCCAACCCCCGTGGGACGTTATCCATTAAATCCCAAACAACCGGGATGCGTTCGGATAACGTTTCTATGTTGCAAAAGATTTTCGGCTACCAAGACTTTGACGCCGTGGAGTTTTCCCGTTGGAGCGAAACCGCCGAGGGACGCCGCAAACAAATTGAGGTTGTAAAGGCTTTATTGCCGGAAAAAGTGCGCACCCGGATTGCAGAAATTGACGCCGAGGTTATGACCGTTAAGGACAAACGAAAAGACGCCAACGCCGAGGTTAAGACGTACACAACTATTTGCGCCAACGCTGAAAAGCAATTGAAGCCGGGCGACGTCAAAACGTATGCCGATAAAAAGGACATTACGGCGTTGATGGAAGAGCAAAACGAAAATGCCCGGTTGATTGAGAAAGCGAAAACGGTACGCCAAGCCCGGCAACAAAGGATTGAACAATTGGAGGCAATCCCCGGACGAATTAAAGAGGCGGAAGAAACCCGAAAAAGTAATATTAAGGCAATCGACGACAAATTAGCCGCCGAGGAAAAAGAAGTTGCCCGGATAATTGCCGAGGCAAACGCCCGGTTGGAAAAAGCCAAAGAAGATGCGAAAGCCAACAAAAAAACCATTGAAAACGATTATAAGGAAACGTTGCAAGTTATTGTAAACGACAAATCCGAGTTTGTGAAACGCAAAGCGAATGCCGACAAATGGTTAGAGGAA